GAGTAGATGGAGTTACATCAATTATCTGTCCGTAATCGGTTAAAAGTTGTTTCATTTTTGCTTCTAACTCTTGTTCTGACATGTCCTCTAATTTTCCTGTTTTTATTATTTTTCTATCTATGTATAGCCCTGCTGCTTTGCCTCTGTTTGCTTCCGCATTCACTGCAGAAGAGAACGATCCTTTTTTTAAAGCAGCTTCTCTGAGTCTTGCAAGTTCAGCAACATGTCCTTCGTAAGTTACTTCATGTTTACGAATTCTTTCTTCTTTTAACTCACCAATATATTTGACAACAAGCGGTGACAGTCTTGGATTACAAAGTTCTGATCCTTCCTGTCTTGCACGTTTGGGACTATACCCTGCCGCTAACGCCGCTTCGGTTTGAGTCATCGGTCCGTCAGGTCCACCAAATACAAGGAATTCAGCAAACCTTTGTTGCATTTCTGTTAGTCTTTTAGGTACTCCCATGGTTGACAATTTAAGGTAACTATCCTATATTGTCAACTATGAAAGATGATCGAGGAGATTTAGATTTAACCAAACAAATAGAAGATTTAAAACTTACAATAAAGTTTTATCAATCTATTTTAAGAGATGCGCAAAAACAAATATATCACTGGAAAAAATTTTGGTATGAAAGTCAAAGTAAAGAAAATTTGTTGCAAGGTTATAAAAAAGTGATACAGGATTTGTCTAACAAGTTAAGACAAAAAGATTAATGAGAGTGCAAGACTTGCAAACCTTCTTGGGTAGTTTTACAAAAGGTAGCGACGCAGTTAAGAACGCTGTCATCTACGTAGAAATAAACGGAAAGTTACATGCGATTAGACGAATGGAAGTGCACGAACATGCTGTTCCAATCATAGGTCATCCAGGTCATAGTGCACATCGTTTGGTGTTAAAAACGGAGAGGTCTTCAAAGCTTATCTTGCCAGATAAACTTACAAAGGACTATTAAATGAATGACAATGTTACTCCAAAAAACACATGGCTCCAGAGCGTAAATTATATCAAAAACTTAAATCAAAAACTCCCAAAATTATCTGGAACAGACTTGAAAATCTTAGCTTATCCGGTACTCCTGATCTATTGGGCTATAATACTTTTGGGCACTTTTTCACAGTAGAGTTAAAAGTTACGAAGAGTAACAAGGTACGCTTCAGTCCACATCAAATTGCTTTCCATTACACACATCCGAAGAACAGTTTTATCTTAGTAGAGCACCTTGGTCAAAGGTGCTTGAAACTTTTCCGTGGTTCAAGAATCAAGGAGCTTGAGGCTTGTGGCTTCAAGCTTGACGCTTGCTGCTTGGGGCTTGAAGCTTGCCGCTTGTTGTTTGAAGAGCTTGGCGCTTGAAGCTTGGCGCTTGAGGCCCTGACCAGGTGCACGCTCCACTTCAGCCGTCGCTTCAGCTCCGCTAATGACCCGGTCAGATTTATTACGCTTGCGTAATTCTTTATAATAATTTGGATGTCTCCACATATCAATGTTTCCAGTAACTAATATTTTGAATTTCTTTATTCCAACATGCTCGACAGTCTTTGCATTCGTTATTTTGTGTAGGAGCTGGACAGACCCTGGAAGAGAGACCAAACCAGGGCTTGTCCGAGCTGATGACTGTTGACACATTAGGCCAACTTTTAATTGGCGCTTGGTCAACCATGGGAACAGAAAAACGTATACAAAGATTGTCCGGGCATTCAGGCAGGAAGGCCTTCACCCATGACTCACGCGTTGGCATCCAGTGCTTGGTGTCTGGCGTTAACTTTGCGACAGCAAAAATTTTGAGTAGGTGTTCTTCGTCTTGTACGTCTCCTGAATCGTGCCATCTGAATTCTTTTGATTTTTTTGAATTGATCACTAGACTCATTGCACCAACCCAGAGCGGGCTACGTATAGACTCAAGTCTTCGATACTGAGCATCCTGAACAACCTTAAAAACATAGCAGCCCTTCAGAGCGTAACAATCTGAGCAAACAGTGTCTGGTTGTTGTGCCAGCTTCGATCCTGTTTTGCATTCTTTGGCTGGCAGCCCATACGCCCATCCAGGCATCTTGCTTGGCTTGCTCAGGCCTCCGACTATTTTTAAAGCTTCTTTTGTATTCATAGCATCCTATATAATCCTTTATTTAATTTTGTCAAGCTTGAGCTTGTGACTTACGCCTGAAGCTTGAAGCTTGTGCCTTTCTTCTTAGTTTTTATTTAACCCCGATACAACCTCAGGTTGTATCGGATCAGCCAACACCAGAGTCTCTGTGTACAGCGGCGGCGGCGCATTGGCTGATCCCAGGTCTAACCTGTCGAGCCCACTATGTCTCGCTCTCCTCCGCGGAGGTTGATTAGACCAGGGATCAGTAGGGCTGTCTAGAATTAGGCCACCCTCCTACTGATCCCAGGTCACTGTACTAATTTGCATGCTCTAGTACTCAGGCACAGTAACCAGGGATCAGGCGGTTGATCTCTTCTAGGTATAAAACCTCTCAACCGCTAATCCCAACTTAATAAATGCGTTAACATTTATGTATCGGTTCCCCCAGATAATTATGATGACTGGGGGACACCTAGTTTATTTGTCAGATTGCATAATCTCTGTAATAAACTCTGGGGTAGTTATTATCATGCCTCATACCCCAGGAGGCTTTGGCGGGGCATGGCTTAAATTCCAAGTTCCCCGCCAAATTCTTTAAAACGGTATATCATCCTCATTGGAATCAATACAATTTAATTCTGTATCAAGTTTATCAATCTCATCCTTGATTTTAATTTGTAATTCTACCAAAGCTAATTTCTTAGCTTGAAGAATTAATTTTTCATGTATTTTATCTATGTTATTTTTTTCAGTCATAGCGTTTTATAACATAGGATAACTTAGGAGTCAAATATTTATTTTAAAAAAAGTAAAATATTTTTCTTGACATATCCTAAAAAATCCTATACACTTGGACGGTGGCTGGGGATGGTGGTTAGTGTATATTATAAAAAAACTACATTAGAATCATTCTAAACTAGACCATACAACTACAGGTTGTGCGGAAAAAAAGATTTGACAGATTATTTTATATAGGATATGTTGGGATTAAATAAAGGAGTGAAATATGCAAAAAGAAAAAAAGATAACACTTAACTCTGAAAAGAGAAAAGTGATAGCTGACCAATTTCAATCTTTTTATGAAGATAAAGTAAAAGATAAATTGGTACAAGCAAAAGAGCAATACGACTTGATGAGAGAAAAGGCAAAAGAAAAAATAAATCAAGTTATAAGATATCATCAACCACAAGAGGACATTGACACAATTAGAAGAATGATACAAAAGTATAGTTCTAGTGGTGGCGATTTATACCATGATAATTGTTTCTATGTTCAACGACCAATTACTAAAGTTGATGATGAGGGTAAAGAGTATCAAGCAAATGATGAAGTCCATGTTAGATTTAATATGGGTAGAAAATTTGCAAGAGCATATTATCGTGATGAGATGAAAGCAAAGGGACTAAACCCCGACTTTCAATTATCAATCAATGATGACTACTCAAAAAGAAATCCAAAATATTATCAAGATGAGAGTGCGTGTAATAAATTTTTGGGTTTCAGTACATCTTCAAATGATGATAAATCTGTAATTACCCCTTTTTCAAAATGGGAAAATGATTTTAAACTTTGGGTAATTGGAACATCATATTGTCATTCAAGACAATTCAAAGTTGATGAAAATACTCTAAACTTTTTTAAGATGTATGTTCAAAGTGCTGACAATGTAATTAAAGAACATGAACAGATGTATAATTATGTTGAGGGCAAAATGAAGACTTTAAGATTAGGTTTAAAATCTTATCGTACTTTTGACCAAGCTAAAAAACTAGCTGATAAAGTTGGAGTTGTTTTAAATGAAACAATGATGAATGAAAGTTCTAGTTTAGCTTTATCAATTTATAGTCCGGACAACTTGGCAAGTTTATTGGAAGATAAAGAGGTCTTAACTAGAGAACAGAAAATCGCTATTGCAAGAAAACAAATGCAACAAAGTGTAAATTC